GTTTCTTCGATGCCAGGTGTTTACAACGAGAGGTTCTCTGACTTAGTAGAGCAAGACCCTCGTGCTGTGGGTGGCGAGATTAACTGGGGGTCTGGGGCGAGTGTCCCCCTTCCAGTAGAGCCTGACGTTCGGGCACCTGGTCATACAAGGTCTGTCTTTTCAGGCCCTGATACCGCGCCCGACCCAGAGAGAGCCGCTCGAGTAGAGCAACTGATGCGTGAACTTGAAGAACAACGAGCACTAGAGGCTAGGCTCCGAGCTCTCGGGAGATAGAGATGCCCTTGTACGACGACTTAGAGACCAGGCCGATTAGGCTTGAGCCGTCGTACCAAGAGGTGGATATGCCCACCCTTCTCAGGGAGGCCGCACTATCTGGTGGGCTTGGTGCGGGAGTGTCTAGCGCTGCCGGCAGAGCGATGGTTCCTTATGTGTCGCCCCCTCCTGGACTTCCCCCAAGATCGACTTTCGGTCCTGGTTTAGATGTCCCTGACATCTCCATAGAGGACCGCATTGCTGCAACTAGAAGGGCGCGGGCACAGTTTAACGCCGCTCTGGGTGCTCGAAACAACATGGCCTCTGCCCCAGGCAGGTCTGGTCAGGTTTACATAGACCTGATTACGGGCATGGAGCGGCCAAGCATGAAGAGAGTTCCCCAAACCCCAAACCCTCGCCATATAGACCTTACGGAACAGCGGATTACGTCTATTGAGCGCGATGATCCAAAGGTCTGGAAAGCTCTCAGGGAATCTGCCGATAAGGACTTGCTAGCAAAATATGAAGACGACATCCACCGCGCAGCAAGGGCGAGACTTTTTCCGCCGCCCGACGCTCCCGGCTTGCTGATAACCAACGACCCGGAGGTCCTTGGGAAGCGCTTTACAAACGAAGCCTTCCAGTCTGGGGCTAACCGGGCTCCGCAACCAGGGCGCCTAGCCAGAATGGGCGCTGGCGCAAAACGCTTCGCAGGGGCCGCTCTCGGTCCCGCTGGTATCGCGAAGGACTTACTGTTGGGTTCCGCAGTAGGTGCGGGCTCTGCCGGTCTTGGCTATGCGTCTGCAGCTCCAGAGTCTGCAGGTCTCTTCACTCCTCCAGGAGAAGGCTACGAAGGTCTTGTCCGATCTGAAGACATCGAGAGAGTTATTGCTCAGAAGGAACTCGAGAAGGAAGCCGAAAGGCAAAGACTGCTAGAGCAGTATCGAGCTTCTGGTTATGACTTAGGTCCAAATACCAGACTGAGCGAGCTTAGATAGATGCCCCTCTATAACGACCTCGAGGTGCGCCCCAGATACGTAAGCGCTTTGCCCTCGTATGCACCTGAGGGAACCAGGGGCCTAGAGCCTACCTACGAAGATGTAGATATGGCCAGGCTTCTCAAGGAGGCTGCGACCTCTGGAGCTGTTGGGTCTGGCGTAGGGGGCACCTATGCAAGAGCAATGCAGCCATATTCAGAGTGGCGGGCTGCTGATGACGCCCTTGCGAGAGCATGGTCAGCCCCTATTGAAATACTACCCACAATTCAAAACCGAAAAGAGGTTTATAACGAGCTAGAGAATCTGATCGGTAGGAGCAACATCAGAGGAGACTACAGGGCCGGCAAGACTCCGAAAGGATTTCACGGTCATGATCTTTGGACGAGGCTTGGCGATTCTGTCGAAGGAGAGGGGATATGGGACGCAACAAATAAGGCTTCTGAGAGGTACCTAGCAAGGCTCCCAGGCCAGGCTTCTGGGAAGGTCGTGAGTATTCAAGAGTCGCCAGCAGCGTTTAACCGCCTTGTAGACTTGGGAGAGGATCGACTTGCGGCAAAGGCGATTCTCTCTCCAGAGGTCGATGAATACCTGCGTCGAGAGGCGGGCCTTGAGTTTGAGGAGGCAAAGAGGCGGCTTGGTCGGAAGGAGGGACGTATCTTCAGCGAAGAGGAGCTCGCAAGAAACAGTCGTCTGAATAAAAAAGCATTGCGGGCAGACCAGGCTGCGTGGGGAGACGCTCTTCAGGATCTTTATTACATAGAAGAGCGCGGCGGCATTGACACATCGCCTAAGAATCAAGGGCGTAGACTAACTGGCGAGAGGATAGAGGAGTTGATGCGAGATGTTCCTGTGGACGGGGGCGTTGCTGGCGGCCCGCTCTTTTTCCCCACAAAGGCTGGCGGTCGGATGCTTGTCAATCTACTCAAAGAAACCCTTCGTCCAAGAAATGTTCTTTTGGATGCCACGCTGGGCGCTGGCGTAGGCGCAGGTTCTGCGGGTCTCGGATACGCCTCTGCCGCTCCAGAGTCAGCTGGCCTATTTACTCCGCCTGGACCGGGATACGAAGGACTAGTAACTGCAGAGGACATCGAGGCTGCAGCGGAAGCAAAAGAACTTCGTAATGAAGCCGAGAGACAACGCCTCCTTGAGCAATACCGTGCTTCTGGATACGATCTTGACCCAAACACTAGACTCAGAGACTTGAGATAAAAAAATCTCGTGCCCACCAGAGGTGGGTCGAGCAGAGACAGTCTCGACAAAAACTTCTTAGTCTGACGTGTGGCCCCTGGCTAGGGCCCCGAAGACACAGGAAGGAGGGGAGTGTCTCCGGAGCCCCTTAAGCCGGCTACCTGTCTTTGGTACCGCGACAGGCCCCATGGGCGGAGGGTCGAAGGTAACACCTGACTATGAAGAGGTCCACCTATCGAATGTATGAACTGGCCGGAAGACTGTTTGCTGTAAAGCGGTCTATCGCCGTCTTTAGATTTTTGTTTGATAGACCAAGAGCCTCCTTGAATGGAGCCCTTGTAGTGTCTTTGCGGTTCTTATCGGAGAGAGCCTCAAACCCCCTAAGGGAGTCACTCATCTGCAGGTAGGTGCTTTCTCGAGTGCGGCGCTCCTGCCTCTTTATGGCAGCATGAACGGCGCTATTATCGTCTTCTTCCATTGTCACTATTCCTTACTCCCGGTCTTGGCTTTCCTATTCCTCACCATTGATATACCTTAGTTTGACTATTGTCTTAGAGTTGCTGTAGCAACCACATTGGAGGATTTAATGAGTTTCGACCCAAGTGCGGTTACGGTCAAGGAGGCCGTGAAGCAGTTGTCAGGTTTGTCTGACAGCGAATTATCTGAAGTTTACGATGCTGAGTTGGACGGTAAGGGGCGAAAGTCTCTTCTTGACGAAATCACCGCTAAGCGCGATGCGCTTCGGGAAGATGCTGCGCCGGCTGCGGTCGCTGCGCCAAAGAGGGTGCTTATTCGTCGCCCAGCTCGCCCAGGCGCTGCTGCAGCCACATACGTCAAGATCGTTAAGTAGGGGGTGGTCATGACTGAGATGTCTATGGCAGCGAACAAGAAGGCAATGATCGACCAGCGGAAGATCACTCTCGAACAACTCGATAAGTGCTATGCAAACGGCGAGGTTCAGACCCGCTTTAAGCGCTATGTGGAGCGCGGGCGCTCTTATGAAGAAGGCCCGATGGGAGAGGGAGAGGCTCTCGAGGAAGCGCTGATGGACGTATTCGTCGGTGCGAAGAATCGCGGCTTTCGCTTCTACCAGAAGTACTCCACCGAGGAACACGTCAAGCGCTTCAAGCGAGTGGTGTCGAACACGCACAATGCGCTGAAGTTGACGGAGTTTGTTCCTGACATGGTTGGGCTTCGTGCGCGCCTTCGTAAGACAAGCGAAATGGGCATGCTTGCGAACCTCCTGGCTGCTGAGCAGTCTGGTCGCAACGACGCTAACGAGCCTAGGGATGACGCTATCCGAGCAATCGTGGCGCGTATCTCCGCAGTTCAGAAGAATGAGGCTACTGTTGCTGAGCACAGTGGCGCTTCCGAAGAGGAGCTCGCAGCTGCGAAGAGCAAGGCGTAGTGCCTCGCAAGGCGATGAGCCTGAAGCGTTCGAGGGCAATCTCAGAGCGCTTAACAGAAACCTCAGGGTACGCGGACTTTCCGGCGTTCTCTGAAGAGTTTTTGAAGGTATTGAATCGCCCCGAGACAAGCAATAAGGGGAGGGTTGGCGACACCGTCACCCTAAAGCTGAATAAGATCCAGGAAGATTTCTATCGCCGGATTATGAAGGCGCGTGAAGAGGGCCGACCTGGGCGCTTCATCGTTCTTAAGGCTAGGCGGATGGGCCTGTCTACCGTCACCCAGGCGTTCATGTTTCATCAGTGTCTGACAAAGATGAATAGGCGAGCGTTTGTAACAGCGGTAGATAGAATCACTACCAATAACATCTTCATGATGGCTAAGAAGATGTACGACAACCTGCCCAATGGCACGTCTACAGACGATCCTGGAAAGGTTCACAAGGCAGAGTCATCCAAAGAGGCTGCGGACTTACACAACAACAAGCCACTAGACCTTCGCCCAGAGTTGAGGCGAAACAACGATAACGAGCTCTGGATGACTCACCCGCTAGACGAAACAGCGGGGCTTAACTCCAGGTTCGAGGTGTCTGTTGCAGACGCAGTCCACTCGACTCGAGGCTTTGAGATCCACTACTTCCACGGGTCTGAGATCGCCTTTTGGGGAGATCCAGCAACATTCATGCTTGGTCTTATGCAGACCCTGTCTGACGACCCAGAGACACTGGTAGTGCTCGAGTCTACGGCGAACGGAGCCGGCGGATATTTCTATAAAGAGTTCTGGAAGGCTTGGAATAAAGAGGACAGCAAGGGCAACCCTATCGACAGCGAGTGGGAGGCCATTTTCTATCCGTGGCATGCAATGCCGAACTACATCAGGGAGATTCCAGACGGAGTTACCTTCAGTGACTTGATAGGCAGGTTTGACGACGAACTGCTTTCGATGATTCAAGCCTACGACCTGCACCCGGAGCAGGCGTATTGGGCATACCGAACCTGGATGGATAAGTGTCAGGGCAATTGGGACCTGTTTAAGCAGGAATACCCAGGTAAGCCAGAAGAGGCCTTTGCGTTCTCGGCAAGCCGTGTTTTTGAGGAGCCAGACCTGGCTGCAGTCGAGCATGGCTTTGTAAAGAAGCCAAGATTCGTTGGCGATATTGTCGACGTTTCAGGGCAAGAGGACTCTAGCTCAAGGATTGGCCTAGCCTCCTTCATGTCTCCGGAGTTGTCCGGTCACGGGAGCGCAAAGAGCGACTCTCTATGGGTTTGGGAATGGCCCGAAGACGGGGTGAAGTATGTCGTTGCTGTAGACCCTGCGTCGGGAAGGTCTACCGGGGACTGGACTGCTATCCAAGTAGTGCGCGCTGATACGAGGGAGCAGGTTGCGGAGTATCAGGGAAAGACAGAGGCTCTGCAGACTTCGGAAAAGGCTGTGCTTTTGTGTAGGCACTACAATGATGCACTGCTTTCTTGGGAGATTAACGGCGTTGGTCATGCAGTTTCTCTTGGCATCATGCAGACTGAGTACTGGAATCTGTACCAACGAGAGCAGGTTGAGTCAGTAAACTTTGAGGCTAGGTTTGGTTGGGCGACAACAATTGCTACAAAGCCCATCATGGTTCATGTAGGAATAGACATTATTCGCTCAAGGATGCCAGTCATTAGAAGCCAACGCTTGGTCAAGGAAATGCGAATGTTCATGGAACTGACCAAGCGATCTGCTGGATCTGTTGCTTTAGTTTCTGGCGATGAGATGTATAAACGGGTTAAGGTTGGCGCCCCTCCTGGGGAGCATGACGACTTAGTTATGGCCTGGCTGCAGGCGCAAACCGTATGTGATCTGGAGGTTGGTTCAAGCAACAGGAAGGACCCGAGGGAGAGAGACCTTCCTCCTCCTAGCTGGACCGCCTGGAGCGAAGATGATGACTACCGGCCAATCAAGAAGAGTGGCTTTGGATCTAAGTGGGTGTGATGGCTAAGTTCGACCCGACCAAGATTTCTATAAAGCAAGAGGCTGCATCGGAGCTTCTCGACAAGGTGCTCGTGGCAGAGTCCACGATTAGAAAAGCGCACTTCG